TTACCAACCGCCACCACCGCCGTTTCGACCGCGTACTCTAAGAAGCGCGCGTGTAAGAGCAGCCTTCGCGCCGGCTCTACGACCACTTTCCGGAGCGGCTTCGGCCGGCATCATACGGCGCCCCTTTAAAGTATCCATAGCGAGTCCTTTCAAAGCCTCTTCGCTAGCGCCACGGAAGGCCTGCTCGGCTCGGTTGCTGAAACCACCTTCCCCGTTTCCGAAACCTTCAACAGCACCGAGCCCGATGTCGGTCATCCTCCCTGGCGGCAACTTAAAAGCTAGGTCAGAGGCCAAACCTCCGGCGCGCTGCAGCGTTTCGGAGACATAGGGATGCTGTTCGTCGAAGGCTCTGTCCATCCCGCGCTGATTAGCGAGTGCGTTGTCATACCGCTCTCCAAACGTTTCGCCCGGCAGCGGCGGAAACAAAAAATCAGGCAGCAGTGGATCAGCATAGGGCGCCAGCAATGCAGCTGTCCCAGCGTCCATTTCGTCGAGATAAGGGCCGACGACAGTGCCACGGCTGAAGGCGCGTAATGCATTGTTAACCGAGAGGTCGCCGGAGTGCCCCGCATAAGGGTCATTTCTAAGCTCGGCAACTTTTCTCGGTGGTACAACCGGTGTTCTATTAAAGTCTGACATTACGACTCCTGTGGATGGTGGTTGGGATCGACATGGCTTCCGAACAGCAGCTTGGAGATCTGCCTCAGCTTTAGGACGGGTCGGAGCGGACCGCCGGCTTCTTCAGCGCTTGCAGAATTGCATCGCCATCGCGCGCTGCCGCGGTGGGACATTCGCGTTGGCAATGGCCTTCAGAAGCGGCTAGCCTCGGTCCGCTCATCGGATTTGGGGTTGAAGATGGCTGCTGAACCGCGAGTGGGATGCTGGCGCCCCAAGACGGCAACGAAGGCTCATGAGTTGTCAGGGAACACTGCGCTTGCCGCCGAAGATCGACGGCAGGAAGCCGGGAAACTTCGCCGGCGGAGTTGAAGGCGCGCCCATCGGCCCGGCGGGAGTCTCGGCCCTCCCCGCCCGCTGCTCCTCATTCTGCTGCCTGATATCCAGCCCGCCCATCAGCGCCTGCGCAAGCCGCGCCGCGCCCTGCCATGGCGATTGGACCGGGCTCGTATCCATGCCCTGCTGCAACATCGCGTAGGCCAGCCGCTTGCGCTGGTCGCTGACCTCGCCCTGTGTCTTGCCTGTATCGCCGCCGAAGATATATGCCATCAGCCCACCGCCCTTCCGTAATCGACGCGGTCGAAACCGTCTGCGTGTTCGAACACCGCGTCCGGATGCATCGTGCGCACATCGTCGGACATCAGGCCGATCTGGGTCGGGCCGCCCTCCTTGTACCGGAAGGCATAGACCGCCAGGCCGTTATCCAGCGTGCCGACGCGTTTGATGTTTTCCTTCAGCCGACGGTCGGATTTCGCCCAGCCGCCGAGCAGCGAGCCGCCAAGACCAAACAGACCGCCCATTGCGGCGTTCGACTGGGCGAGCTGCTGGTTGTAGAGACCCATCTTCTGATTGAAATTCTCGTTGATCAGCCCAGCCTGATCCACAGTCGGCAGTTGCGTCGTCGGCGTGTTGACATAGCTCGGCTGGTGGACCTGCGAGCCCGACATCAGTGCCGAAATCTCGTTCAGCGGCTGGTTTCGTTCGGTCAGGATCGAGTTCTGGGCATTCGAATACATGTCGCCGAGATACTGGTCGGATGCGGCCTGCTTGCGCGTCGAAAAATCGCTCAGCGCATTGTCATAGGCGGCCGAGCCCATCGAGATGCCCTTGTCGGCAAGGCTCTGATCGAGGCTCGCCTGATCGCGGTCCCACTGGTTGTTGAAGCCGGACCGCCAATGATCGTTGACATATTTGTCGACATTGCCGGCGCTGAGATCGACATTGGTGCCGAGCACGCCCGAAATCTTGCCGGTCTGGTCGTTGGCGAGCTTGGCAAGGCCGAGCTGCGTCTGCTGCGTCTGGTCGTAGATCGCCTGGTTCCCGGGCGAATAGGTCTGATAGGCCGAATAGGTGGGCAGCCGATAGGTCTTACCGTTCTGGTCGGTCATCGTCTGGTAGCCGCTGACCTTGTATTCCAGCGAACCATCCGGCGTGTATTGGTTGGTGTGGCTGAGCCCCGCATTGGCAATAGCGGTGTCGACGTTGGTGGCCGTCTGCGCCGCTGCGGTCTGTGTCGGATCAGGCGCCTTTGGGGCCTTCGGCGTGGAGACCATAGGGAAAATCCTCTTTCATGATTGCGTAAAGCAGCGCGTCGCAGTCGCCGAAATAGGCCTGCTGGCGACCTTCCAGGCGTGCGCCGAGTCTTGCCAGAACCTGCTGGGATTCGGCATTGTCGGCGCGGGTTCTTGCGGTTGCGCGGCGGCAGCCGAGCTGATGCACGACATAGCGAAAGACCGATCGCATCAGCGTCAGCGTCAGCCGGTCGGCGGCCAGCGAAACTTCGACGTCATGCTCGGTCCAGACGTTGAAAACGAAGCCGGCGATGATCCGGCCGCGGTCGATATGGGCGAGCGTCGTGTAAGGCGGGTGAAAGGCCACACCGATCCTGTTGCCGACCCAGGCCGCGATCTGCTCGCGCGGTTCGGAGACGATCAAATCGGCGCGCCCTTTTCGTAAAGCACCGAGCCGCCGACCACGGCCGCCTCGGAGACCGAGCCGGACGAACCCGAGATCAGCGCCCGGATCGTCGGCGCCAAGGCCGAGCCCGCGCCGCCGGCGGAGGCGAATTTACGGACGAGCGAAATGCCGGGGAATTTCGCGACACCCCAGACCGCCGTTCCCCACTTCGCCGCCGCATTGTTTTCGACCGACGACAGAAGGGCTGTCGGAATCTTGGTCTGATAGTCCACCGAGATCCCGGCATACATCAGCGTCGACACCCCGATCTGCGCCGTCACCCCGATCAGCTTCGAGAGCTTGGTCGAGAGCCCGTCGCCATAGCGGCTCCAGGCGCCGACCATCAGCGCGTCGATCGCCACGCCATTGTCGTTGGCGCCGACCTCGGCCTCATAAACCGTGCCGTCGCCCGCGCCGAAGAACAGCCGGTCCTGCCAGGTCGCCCAGCAGGAGGCCGGCATGCCGACGAAGCGGCACCAGGCCCCAGTTTCGGTGTTCATCACATATTGATAGGGACCGAAGGAGGACGGCAGATTGACGATCGCCATCTGCCTGGCCGGGAAGCTCGAAAGCTGCCACTCCTCAGAGGTCGTGCCGGTCGCCGCAACGGTCTCGCGCCAGGTCGGGCCGATCTTGGCGGTGATCGCGCCGAGACTGGTGGCACCGCGATCGAGCTGCACGGCCTTGGTGATCGGCACGATGCCGTCGGTGGTCATGATCGCCAGATCGGCGCCGACCGACAGCAGGCATCGATCGGTGCCGAGCGGCCGGCCGAGCTTGAAGGTGCCGATCAGGCCCCAATTGGAAGCACTCGAGGGATCGGAACCCTGGAAAACGATCACCTCGCCTTCTGAGGAGATCAGCACCAGGCACTGCTGCAGGCCTGTCGAAACAGGGATGGTCCAGACGTTGATCGCAATCAGCGTGCCGCCATATTTCATGTTGCCGCCGACCGGCAGCACCGTCGCCGTGCCGCTGACGGCATCGGTGGCGAGATACCAGACATTGGTCGAATTCTTCTCGATGAACCAGAGACGCGAACGATAGGCGGTGACGGCGATCAGCAGCGAGGCGTCCGGAATGCCCGTAATCATCGTCGAGGGAACGTAAGCTGTGGCGACCGCGCCCGTCTCAAGCTGCGCATTGGTGACCGTTCCCGAGACGGTGACGACAAGCGTGCCGGCCGCCGGCGTGAAGGTGAGCGTCACCCGGTTGGCGACGCCCGTGCCGTTCAGCGTGCCGGTGAAGGCGCCGGAAAGGGTGACCGAGCCGGTGCCGAAGAAGCTCAGCGTATAGGGCGTGTTCCTGACGGCGACGTTCTGGGTGGCGAGCGTTGCCGTGCCCACCAGAAAATTATTCGTCCAGGTGGTACCGTTGAAGAGCAGCGGCGTGTCGAGGCCGTTGACGAGGCGCAAAAACTCCTGGCCGGCCGGGTTGGTATATTGCTGCACCGACCAGTGGGCGCTGGCCATGCCGGAGACGACGGGCGCACCGGCGGCGCCACCCGCCGTGACGTCGAAGATCTTGTCTCCGGCGGCGGCAAACAGCCTGTTGCCGACGCCCGAATAGGCAATGACCGTCTGCACATCGGCGCCAAGCCCGGTGGCGAAAGCGAGGAAGCCATAGCGGGCGCGCACCCGGTTTGCTTCGGGAAAGAAATTGTCGAGCTGAAACGCCGCATCGGCGGGCATATCCGCCATCTCGACATCGGTTCGCCAGCCGCCGATCGGCGCGATCCAGTCTTTGCCTGGTGAAACGCGGCCGGTGCGCCCATTTTGAGGGACAGGTCTGCGGGTCATGGGTTGGACACCGTGATCGTGCCGGGCCAATAATTCTCAGGCGCCTGCCCCCTGCCCGGCAGCGAGAGGTCGACGGGCGCTGCGGCGCGATCGGCGCCGATCGCGGCTTCCTTGGATCGCTCGAAACTGGCGATCTCCTCGCCATAATCGAGGCCCTTGGCCCGCTTCCAGCGCCAGATCAGCGAAAGTTCGAGAAGGTCTTCGGGAAAACGGGCCGTATCGGTATCGTTCGCCCAATTGGCGGCATAGGTCGCCTCGCCGTTCAGCGCCACCCAGAAGCCGGAAATATACTCGTAAGCCATCGTCTCGCCTGCAGCGTTCGGGTGGATGTCGAGCCTGCCGCCGGCCATGCGCCAGATCTGCGGCACCGGGTTCGAATTGATGATCCTGTTGCGCTGCCAGGTCTGCGGCTCCACCGGGCCATTCAGCTGCCAGAGGCGCGAGGCATTCCAGACCTTCGAATTGGCGGCGAAACGGTCCCAGTCAGCGGGCGGCTCGGCCGGTTCCGGGTTGGCGCCCGTCGTTGTGAATTGCCGCTGCACCATCAGCGTCGACCAGTCATGCTCGCGCATCAGGTCGCGGCCGGCTCGGGTGGAGAGGATGCGCAGCTGCATGATCTGCGGATCCGCCGAGGACATGACAGCCGTCGGCGGATCGAGGTCGATTTCCGCGCAGACATTCTGAATGATGGTCAAGAGCGACATGCGCGGGATCTCCGGTTCAGGCGGCGACGCGGCCGCGGGATTTGGCCCCGCCTTGACGTTCGTTTTCGAGAGTCTCGAAGCGGGAAGCCATCTCCCTCATCTGCTCCTGCAGGCGGGTGACCTCGCCCTTCAGCCGCTCGTTTTCGGCGGCAAAGGCCGAGGCAGCACTCGAATTCTCGGCGGTGGCCAGATAGGCCCGGGCGGCGGCGACGAGCTCGTTTGCCCCCATGCCGATCTTCTGCTTGACGGTGTCGGAGAGGGCGGCGAGCTGCTCGACGGTATAGATGTTGACCGCTTCCAGCTCCTTGATCTGGCTGGGCTTGAGATAGGGCCATTGCGCCAGCGGCGTGCCGGTCAGCTGCTCGCGGGCGGCAGCGCCTTCCTTGAAACGCTTATAGGCATCGGAAAAGCGCTGTTTGTCATTGTCGGTCACCTCGCGATAGACTTCGGTGTGCTTGTCGCCGGAGATGAAGATGCGAACGAATTCCTTGTCGGCGAAAATCGGCCGGCCCTCCTTCTCCGTCAGAAAGGTCTGTTCGACCGGTTCGAGGCTGAAAGAGGCATAAATTCCGGTGTTGCTGTCGGGCATGGTGTTGTCTCGCTGTTGATGGCGGGGAAATGGGAACGGGCGTCGAAGCGCCTCGGGCGTGATTGGTGACAAACAATACTCGGCGTCGTCATCGACGCAGGAGATCGCCGACTGCCCCTCATCCGGCTGCCGCCACCTTCTCCCCGCAGGCGGGGAGAAGGGGATATGCCGCGCCGGCTTCGTCAATCTCGACGTTGCGTTTGGCACGTCCCCTCTCCCCGTTTTTACGGGGAGAGGGTTAGGGTGAGGGGCAGCCATCGGCACGAACTGGATGAGGGGCAGGCCGCGTATGGAGAGGTCGACGAAACGGGCGCCAAAGCGCCCGTCGATGTTAGTTCACCTTCGACAGGAACGGACGCATCAGCGTCGCCTCGAGCACGCCCGTCGCCGTGATGGTGATGCCGGTACCGTTAGCGGTGGCGTTGGCCGAGAGGGTGATGCTCTGGACGACGCCGCTCGGGCTGTAGGTGATGACCGAGATGGTCGTGCCGCCGGCAATCCCGGTGCCCGAGACGGCCGCGCCGATGAACGGACCGGAACCGGCATTCAGACCGGAAAGGCTCGTCAGCAGGTTGGAACCGTTGACGGTAGTTGCCGTGAACGTCTGGTTGGCCGCCGCGAAGTTGACGTTGGCGATGGCCTTGGTGGTTGCCGTGGCGGATGCGGGGGCGCTCGCCTGGCCTGCGGTGGTGGTGGTTTCGGCAACGACGAGGGCCGCCGTTGCGGTTGCGACCAATGCCGGAGCCTGGCCATTGCGCTGCAGCCAGACGTAATAGGTGCCCGGTGCAAGGGTGATGGCACCGATCGGGCCACCCGTGAGGGTCGGCGGCTGGGCGGCGCCCGAGAAGACGCCGCAGCGCTGGCCGACGACGGCAGCCGCCGTGGTCAGCAGCGAGGCGACATAATCCCGGGTCCACTGGAACCATTGGCCGGGCTGAAGGGTCGTCTGCGAGGCCAGCACGAGCTGGCAATAGACCCATTCGGATTCGCGGTCTCCGCCGGCGACAGCGCCGAGGGAGAAGTTCGGGCCCGGAATACCGGAGCCGGAAACGATCGGGCCTTCGACGACGAACGGGTTCGCGCCAAGACGATCGGACTGGATTGTTGCGACCGACATTTGCTTTTCCTTTCGTTGACGATCAGGCGAACAACACGCCCTGCAGGAAGGCGTTGTTCATGGTGAGGTTGCCGGCGAAGCCCATGAGCTGCACGAAGGCATCCTGGTTGGTGTTCATGCGCTCGTCGCCGATCGGCGCCATGTCGCGGTCGCGGTGCGGGCGGTAGAACAGATACTTGGTGTTCAGGAAGAACATCTGGTTGAGAGGCGCACCGCCGCCGAAGCCGCCGTCGAAGATCACGTCGGCGCCCATGTACTGCAGCGACTGGAAGCCGGCCATGCCCTTGTCCGCCGAGGTGATGCGCTGGATTGCCTGCAGCGATTCCCAGTAGAGGCGGAAGAAGTTGTTGTCGGCGACGACCAGATCAGGCGCGTCGGAGCCGCGAACGCAGGACATGTAGAGCCGGTTCATGTAGCTCTGGATGTTGGCATTCGAGGCCGCGGCACCACCATCGGCCGAGGCCGAGAATTTCTGGTTGCGCCAGAAACCCCAGGTGGCGCGCGAAATGCCGCCGACGGTGCCTGATGTCGGCGAGGTCGAGACCAGCAGCTGCAACCCGCCGATCTGACGCCCGCCATCGGCCGTGCCATCGGAATAGCAGTCGAGCGCGATATTGTTCTTCAGGGTCGTTTCGGCATTCTCGATGCGCTGCTCGAGCAGATCGAGGATCGCATCCTCGCCTGAGTTCTGCAGCTGTTCGAGGCCCGACATGGAGACGGCGACCGCGGCCTGCTTGAGGTCGTATTCGGCAGCGGTGATGACGTCGGAGGGTTGCACATTCAGGATATCGTAGCCGGAATAGCGCTTGAAGGTGCTGTTTTCCTGGTACTGCAGTTCCTGGACGATGGTGCGGCCGCCGGAGATGGGCTTCTTGCGGCCACGGCTGTTCAGACGGGTGAGAAGACCGTTGTTCTTCGTCACGTCGTCGGCGACCGTGCCGCTGCGGTTGCGCAGCGTCGTGGTCACGATTTCAGAGAGGTTGGGCGAGATGGGCATTGATCATTCCTTTTGATCAGACTTGCCCGCGCGAAAAACGCATGGCGTCGCGCAGCGAGTCTCGGATGGAAGTGGGCTGGCCTCTTGCCGCATCGCGGGTCGGGCCCGGCGCGGAAGATCCAGAGATGGATCGCGAGGCGCGGCGGGCTTGATCTGCCGCTGCTGCCCTCTGGGCTTGCTGCTGGTGGACGGGTGCCGGCGCAGTCTGGCTGATCAACTGCTGGCGAATGTCCGGGCGCATCCAGCATGCGGCGTCGTAGGCGTCCTGAAGCGATGATGCCCGCCCTGCGTTGATAAGGGCGATCATGTCATCAAGTACGTCATCGGCGTGCGCGTTTGCCGGGTCGGAAAGGAAGGCATCGACTTGAGTTTCGGTGTCCCTTTTCCGCAAAACATGTTCGACCGTCGCCTCGACGTTGACGGGTCGAGGCTGCGGTCCGCCTTGCTGTAGTCCGGCCTGCTGCGAACTCCGCTGCAGGACCTGATCCGTCTGGCCATTGACCAGGGCATGAAGGTTGACCCCGGCCATCCTGGCGACGTGAACGACGGTGTTGACGGGGTCGTGGATGAGCGCCTTTTCCCAGTCGATCGCTCGGCGCATGACATCGGCATGGGTCATGCCGGCCTGGCGGATGAGCGGCGTGAACTCTTCGAGCCCCTTGTAATCCTGCAGGACGCGGAAGCCGTTATCGACCTCCTGTTCCCGCTTGGTGATGGCCGCCTGCACTTCCCCGGGAAGGGTCGCGAATTGCGCCTTGGCTTCCGCCGACCAGCCGGGCGGAACCCGGCCGCCGATCCCTGCCGGCTGCTCCCGGGTCTGCATCTGGCTCTGTGCTTGCGGCGTCTGCTGAGCGGCATTTACCGCGGGCGACGGCCCTGCCCTCGCCGCTGTGGCGGCCTGCTCCTGCCCCTTGGCCAGGAAGCGGCCGTTTTCCCCGTCGCGCGGCTGGCCGGCGATATCGCCCGGTCCATTGCCTTCGACGGTGTCGATCGCCGCCTTCAGGCTGTCGCGGATGCTGACCGGCTGCTCGTCGAACGCGCCAAAATCTTCGCTGCCGTTGCCGGCCTCGTTCAGGTCTTCCATATCCATGTCGGAAAGTTCCTTTGTCGGGGGTTGATGCCCGTTCAGGCGTTGTATTCGGCGTGAACTCGCCGCAATTCATTGCGGATCGCCTTTCGATCCGCTTTCGGCTTCTCGATCGGCTGTGGCTTTTCGTTGCCGATCTCGACCACGCCGGCCGCCCGGTAGGCGGAGCGCAGCTTGGCTTTCGAGGTGTAATGCCTGCCGTCATGCATCGACTGGATATCGATGCTGTCACTGACGAAATGCGGCGCCGGCAGATCCGACTGCGCCGAGTTTTGCGCCGGCATGCAGTTGTGCGGCCATTTATCGAGCGCGTGCCAGCCACCGCAGACGCGGCAATAGCGTTCTCTCATCTTTCACTCCGTTCACTGATAGGCGGGCTGCTGCGCCTGGAACTGCTGCAAGCCCTGCGCCGCCGCCTCGCCGCGCGCCTGTTCGACCACGGCGCGATGCTCGATCTCGGCTTGCGCCACACCAAGCTCGGCTTTCCGCTGTTCCGCACCCGCCTTCACCTCAGCCGTTTTCAGCTTGATCATCTGCTCGGCCGGCGGCTCCGGTGGCGGTTTTGGCGCGGTGGCGGCCTCGGAGAGCTGGGCGCCGACTTGTTCCAGCGTGCTTTCGAGTTGGCGACCGGCCCTGAAGCCGCGGGCGGCAAAGAGCAGCGTCTCGACCATCACGGGCACCAGCATCGGGTTCTGCTGCGCCATGGCGCCGGCCTGCTGCAGGAAGCCGCCGATCATCTGCACGAATTCCATGCGGCGCTGCTTTTCGGCGTCTTCGTCGGGCTCGATCGTCGAATCCGTTTCGATGTCGATCTGGAAGCCGCGAATGCTGTCATTGCGGAGCAACTGCACGACCTCGTCGATCGTCGGCTGCTGCATCATCTGCTCAAGCTGCGGCGGCATCTGCGGCGGCGGCGGTGCGGGCTGGCCCGTCTGCTCTGCACGCATTGCCGCCTGCTGTGCCGCCATCTGCATCTGCTGCATCTGCATTTGGACCTGCTGCTTTTCGGCCATGGTGGGAAGCTTGATGCCGCTGACGAGCATCAGCGTTTCCGGCTGGAACTGGTCGCAGATGATTTCGCCGGCAAGGCGGATGATGTCACGGGCGAAGCGGGCAAGCTCCGACTGGCGGTCGCGGATGCGGATCGAGCCCCACTGGCTCTTGATGCGCTGCGCCGTTGCCGTCTCCGACGCCTGGGTGTCGCCGCGGACGATGTCGGAGATGCCGGTGATCTGATAGACATCCTCGATCAGCTGCTTGCGGGCCTGGATGCAGGCGATGATGACCTTCTGCACCTCGTCGATCGGCAGCGTCACGATCGCCTTCGAGCCGCCCTTGTCGGTGAAGGCAGCCCATTCCGGGATCGGCACCATAACTGTATCGTTTTCCGGCCGCATCGCCTTCTCGATCGCCGGCGAGATCGCGCCGTCGCCGGAGGGATAAAACACTTTCAGGCGCAGCTGATCGGTCAGCTTGTTGACGCGCTTCGTTAACAGATCGATCTCGTCGCATTGCTGCTGATAATAGACATAGTCGGGAACCGGGATGAGCGAGCTGGTCGACATCGTGCCATAGGCCGGGCGCGGGCAGGGCCAGAAATGCGTCAGATCGAGCGGCGGCTCCGACACTTCGAGCGCCACCGGCGCGCCGTCGGCGATCCACAGCGTATAGTTTTCGCTCTTGCACCAGATCTCCCAGACATGGGTCTTGCCCTCGTTCTCGGCGCGCTCCGTCTGATTGGTGCCCTTGTTGCTGCCGGCACCTTGCGCCTGGAGCGATGTCATGGCGTCAGGGCCGAACCGCTTCTCCATTTCCTCGTCAGTCATCGGCACGCGCCGCGCCACCCATGTCACATCCTTCCAGCGCCGCGCCGGCGAATGCAGGAAATCCGACCAGTGGACATAGTCGATGCAGACACGCTCGTCGCTGATTGCCTCCGGCGGAACGCCATTCTCGCCCATGCCACCGGGCAAGCCGCCTGGGAAGCCACCGGGGAGACCCTCGGGAAAGCCCCCATTGGCCGGCGGGTCGGAAGGCTCGACGCCCATGTCGAGCGGCTCGAAATCGGCCTCATAGCGCAGCCACACCGTGCCGCGGGCGCAGAGCAGGAAATCGTCGCGCACCGCCCGCATGATGGAATCGATATCGGCTTCGTCGCCCATATAGGCGAGATTGCGTTCGACGAGCTCGGAGGCCATGCGCGCCACCGGCTGCGCATCCTTGAAGCGGCGCTCGACGACGGGCTGCGGCACCCGGGCATAGACGGCCGGCTGCAGCACAGAGGTGTTTGCCCACAGCATCGGAAACCTTCGCTTGGCCGCATTCGTCTGGTCCGACTGCTGGTCGAGATAAATCTTCTCGATCTTGACGCAGCGGTCATGCCAGGACTTGAAATAGCGCTGAGCGCGCTCGAGCTCCTGCTGCCAACGGGCGCCGACCTTTGCCAGGTCCCATTGCTGCCCGCCCTCCAAAGCCGTTGTTTCATCTTCCATCAAACACGCTCGCTATATGCAGGGGTGGAATCGGCAAATTCGTTGAATGTCATCGTCTGGAAGGTCGGCAGCGCCTTGGCCTGCGGCTTCAGCGGTTCCGGCGCCAGGCCGGTGAAAATGATCGCCAGCCCGCCGAAAGCATCGGCGCCGTGCGAGGCCCAGTTGTGCAGGGGCTCGTCGCGGAAGACGCTCAAATCCTCGTCCCAGTCCTTGCGGTAGTTCCTCAGGCATTTGATGCCCTGGATGCAGCCGGCCTGATCGAACTCGATCTTTGCCAGAATGCGCCTGGTGCCGTTGATCCGGTCATGGACATAGGCGCGCTCGATCTTGCGGACGGTGCCGAGACCGCGGGCCTTGACCTCTCTCAGCATGACTTCGATGCGGGTCATGCCGCCGCGTGTCCATTCCCTGACCTTGATGTCATGCGGCATGTTGTGGACGCAGTAGACATAGCCATGCTCGGCGCCGCGCCGCTCCAGCTCGGCGAGCATGCCATCCATGCCGGTGCCGGTATGCTCGAAATAACCGATCATCCTGACCCTGCCGGGCAGCACCTGAAACAGCCAGACGCTGTTGGTGTCATCCATGCCGATGTCGGAAATGGTATGGACGGGATAGCCTTCCACATGCGGGAAAACCCCGATGCGCTCTTCGGCATCGGCCACCGCCATCTGGTCGGCGTAATAGGCGCCCTCGACGCTCGCTTCGAACGCTTCGGCCGGCGTCGAGGGATATTCGCGCTTCATGTCGCCGAGCTGGGTTTCGGCCTTCTTGACGTACCAGGCCTTCTGCCCGTCCGTCAGCGTGATGCCCTGATCGGCCAGATTGCGGAAATATTTTGCGAAAGCATCGGTGATGATGACGCCTTGGGGCGCGATTGCATATTGCGGCTCCTTCCACCAAGGGAAGAAATGGAATTTGAAATCGAGTTCCGTCAGCTTCGCCGCCTGGCGTTGCTTGACCTGGCCATCTTCGCAGAGCGTGTAGAAATGCCCTTCCTGGCCTTCCGCCGTGCTTTCGACGAAGACCAGCTGACCGGCCTGCACTGTGTTCAGCGCGCCGGTGCGGACTTCCCTCGCCTTGTCGGGATATTTCGCGCAAAGCTTTCCATATTCGGAAATATGCAGATATTGCAGCGTACCAGAGCGCAGCGAGGTGCCGACACGAATGCTCGAATTATTGCCAAGCAGCAGTTCGGTCTGGTTGGCTCTGACGACAGGCACGGCGTTGCGGATACCATCAGGCAGATTGTCATAGGGATATTTGATCTTGTCCCGGAAGATCGTCTGCACGTCGCCCAGCGTATGGGCGATGGTGCCGGCCCTTATATCCCGGTTGAAGACGCAGGCATCGAGCATGAAGATCTGAATGAAGGTCGTGAGGCCGAGCTGGCGGGCTTTCAGCAGCACATTGAGGTAATGCATCTCTTCGAAAAAGGTCATCTGCGTCCAGTTCATTTCGAACCTGACGCGTTTGCCCGATTTGTCGGTGATCCAATAAAGGTTGTTGAGACGCCAGCGCCAGTCGGAAAACTGGTCAATTGCCGTTTGGAAGTCCGCGCGTCTTGCCATTGATATCTTCCAGCAATTGCGAAACCTCGCCGGTCACGGCGCCCTGGTCGGGCTCGACCTTGGAACCGTATTTCTTCGGCCTCAGCTTCTCGGCGACCCACTGCCGGGTGGCGATGCGGAGCTGCGAACGCCTTATGGCCTCGCCATTCTCCTGCCAGCCGGTGGTCTCGCCGCTCGCATTCTTCTTTTCGATCCAGTCGTTTGCGCGGTCATCGGCAATCTCGACCATCTCGTCGACAAAGCCGTCCGCCTGGATCTCGCGCGCCAGGGCATATTTGACCCGAAAACCGGCCTTGTTCTCATCGGCTAGCCAGGAGAGCACGCTCGACATCGCCGGCATCTCTTCATCCCGACAAATCGACCGGAGGCTTTCCCTGTCGGCGATGCGCTCGCAAATCCTGTCGGCAATCGCCTGGGTGAACTTCGTCGGTCTGCCCATATGGCCCGCCTTCTGGAGGGTTCTAGAACAGTGCGACGATATTGGAGGCCGTAGTCCCGGTCAGCGCCACAATGGCAGCGTGAACCGGCAGGATCGTCCCGGCCGGCACGTTTCTGAAGATGACAGGATCCATGTCCCGGCGCGGCGCAATGGCAACATCGCCCGCCGTGCCGATATAAAGCGCGCGCGCACCGACGATGGCAGTATCGTTCGGAGTCACCACTGCCGCCCGCGAGGCCGGAGCAATCGAAGGGTCCAT